ACGCTCCAAGAGACGAGTTTCAAGTTCGTCCTCGCAGCAAAATTGATGGAGCATATTTTCGTTCGTGACGGAGTTTTCAAAACGAAGGAGCAAGATGAGCCACGGAAAGATTGACAACAATGAGTGGCATCGAAATGGAAAGGGAGATAAGCCCAGAACCAAAACTTGGCAACGAAAATATCAAGACAACTATGACGATATCGACTGGGATTCCTACAAGCGAGTTGCCAAGGAAAGAGACAAAAATGAAGATGACAATTCCTGATGTAGTGCGGCAGTTTCTGTCCGAGATTGGACGCAAGGGTGGTTGCGTTTCTACTGATAAAAAAGTTGAGGCAGCACGGGCTAATGGAGCGAAAGGTGGCAGACCTCGAAAGATGGAAATCTGCGCGGCAACCTAGTTAGATGCTAGTATGTCGCTTGGTTCTTATCCGCGCAGCTTGATTCTATCGGCATCTGCGGGTGTCAACAGAATTAAGTAACTATTTTTATCCTAGTGAAAAATAAATGAAAATAATTATTGCATAACCCAAGCGGCTTGGTATCTTGTTTGTAGTTGAAGGCGCAACGCCAGCAACGAAACCAAAAACCAAATCAAATGAAAACAACTACAAAAAACTACGGCCCCTTCCAAGTTCAAGCAAAATCCATTAAGGCAAAACTTAAAAACGGATTCGCTCTCTTAACTTGCAAACGCCAATCTGGAACTACTCTGTTTGGAAAAAAATACAGCATGAAATCGCAATGGTGGATCAAATTTGAAAACAACCCTTGCGCAATGGGGCCTTGGTCTTCGGAAGCAATTCGCTCTTATTTTGTCTAACCCAAACGGAGCGGGTTCAATCCCCGCTCTAAATCCAACCAATCAAATGAAACTATTCAAATCTTCCGAACACTACAAAAACGCTTCACACACAAAATTGGTGCAAGCATTGCAAGCGGTTGTTGACGCATATGGTCACAAGGATTCTTTGCTGATCGACCAGTGCAAAGACGCTTTAAAATCCGCTGGAATCTTTCCAAAAAAACCTTGTTGACAATCCCAACCCGCTTCGATTACTTTTCAAATCTTATGAACATCCTTGAAACATTCACTTCCACTCCACTGCTTGTGACGCTCCAGCATTGTCTGGATGCGTTCACGGCAATCGCACCAGCAATCGCAATCCTTGGAATAACCATAGTACTCACCCAAAACAAATGACCACACCAATTGCAGTTTCATACTTTCTGTTGTCCTTCGCATCCTGCTTCGCTTGCTATCGCTTGGGGCAACAAAACATCCTCCATCGTTTCAAACAATATTGCGACAAACGCAAACGGGATGACCAGACTTGCAGTAAATTTGAAGACTTCACCAACCAGTAAACAAACCAAAACAAATGAACACACAATCAGAAAACATAGCAGACCTAGCAATCGCACTTGCAAAAGCGCAATCAGAGAACGGAACAGTCCACAAGGACGCAAAGAATCCATTCTTCAAATCCAACTACGCTTCATTGGCGCAGGTCTGGGAAACAGTTCGACCAGCACTAACCGCAAACGGACTCTCCGTGGTTCAGTTGCCTTCTCAAGACGCAAGCGGATACTACGTTGAATCCATGCTAATCCATTCAAGTGGGCAGTGGATCAAGTGCAGGACGTACATGAAACCAGTTAAAGAAGACCCACAGGGCATTGGTAGCCTTATCTCCTATGCACGTCGATATGCCTTGCAATCGCTAGTCATGGTCTGTCCAGACGATGACGATGGTGAGATGGCAATGGGACGTTCCACAAGCGTTCCGCAAGCTAGGACAATACCACCAAAAGTACTAGCACCCGCAACACCCAAAGAGGATCCAAACTGGTTCACAAAAGTGGAGTCAGTAATCGCTCCAAAAACTGAATCGGCTACAGGATATCTGATCAGCAAAGGTGAGATCAAAACTGGTCAGTTGTGGAACGACCTTCCCGCTGGCAAGTATCGTGACAACCTTATCGTATCACCAGAGAAGTTTCTCGCAGCAGTAGCCAAATGGGAGGCATCAAAATGATCCGTCATTCATTGCTTCCTAAGCTGGCTGAGTGTGCCTGTTTCGAGTCATCGGGGGGTAACTCCCCTGCTGCGTCTCGCGGGACTAAAATGGACGAGGCATTCCGTGAAATGTTCATGGGGAACAACAAGCCTTTTCTTGACCTGAATCCCAATGACGCTGATGCGGTCATGTGGGCAGTTGAGACTACTAAGCAGATTGCTGGTGACCATGAGGTGGTAACAGACGAAAATAGCTTGAAAGTCAAAACGCCCGGCATTGACCACATTGGAACCGAGGATTGCCGTATCCCTGCCATACATACTAGCCTAGACCTAAAATCAGGAATCCTACGTTCGTATCTTGAGCAGCAGTGTGCCTATGCGTATGGTAACATGGCAGCAAGCTACGATTTCGAGACTGGCGAATACGCTATTCGCGAATGGACTACGCACTTGCTGTTCTGTGATCAGGAACGGGTGGTCACGCACTCTTGGACAATTGAGGAGGCCAAGCAGGTTGTCGAGGGAGTGATCGCAGCATACAACGACCCAGACAAAACCCCAACCACTTGCGATTATTGTAAGTGGTGTAAAAAGGCATCAACGTGCGAACAAATCGCTAGTCCAGTTGCCAACACCCTAGAGGTGGTTCAAAGCGACCTACAGACCAACCTAGCGCAAATGCAGGAGCATCTCGCGGGTGACATGGATCGACTCTCAATGTTTATAAAACAGAGCAATATTTTCAACAACTACCTCGTCGATTGGGCAAAGGATTTGTTGAAGGAAAAGCTACAGGCAGGAGAGAAGGTTTGTGGGTGGAAACTGCAACGCCAGAAAGGACGTGAGACATACCCTGCGGAGGTTATCGAACATATCGGAAACTGCACCGAAATGTCATTATCCGACAGCATTAAGCTATTCGGAGGTAGCATCTCTGCTACAAAATTGCAGAAGTACTGCGAGTCAGCGGGATACGATCTCACTCAAATCCTGCCTGACGTGGGTGAGGAAATTGTAAAGCTAGTTGAGGACAAACCAAAGAAAGTAAAATTATGAACGATCTGAACTTTGAAAAACTAACAGGCAGTGGATGGAAGCAATTCAAGGATCACCTTGGACAATCGGACATCTCGTTTTATAAAACCTTCGCAGGGCATGAGGAATGCCGTTGCAACGAGGGGAAGAAGAAACAGGTTGAGGTTTACGTCTACGATCACCGAAAGTATAGCGCAGCAGCTGGAGTTGGATATGAGGTTAAATGCACTGGTGAGTTGCCAGATGGTACATGGATTGAACTAAAGGCGCATGGGTTGAAACAAGACAACGTGGACGATAAAGCAGAGGAGATTTTGCAACTCTGGGACTGGTCTGTAAAAAACAATTTGACGAAATCCAAAAACTAGATAGTTTGCGTTAGTCTCTTGTGAGGCTCGATGTTTAAGACCATCGATAAAAACCAATGAATTTACCCTTCCTACTGCCGTTGTCGCTCGATAGACGGAGTCTTACTTTAGGAAGGGTTTTCTTTATAAAAATATGATAGTATCTCCAGACTTTCCAGATCACTGGAAAACAAGAATGTTAGTTGATTTACTCAACGATGAGTCCGCGCCCGTATATCTCATCAGGATATGGGGCCATTGCCAAAACAGGAAAACCAGCGTGTTCACAAACCTTCCAACAGCAGGGTTGAAAGCATTGTGCCGATACAATGGTGACGCTGAAAAGTTTGAATCAGCATTTGTGACTGCTGGTTTCATACGCAGGGAAGGTGATAATGTTATAATTCACCAGTGGGATGAGTATAACTCCTCTCTGATAGCTAATTGGGAGAATGGAAAGAAGGGTGGAAGGAAACCCAAATCTAACCCAAGTGAAACCCATGGGTTACCCATGGCTAACCCAATCGAAACCCATAGCGAACCTATGGGCAGCCCAACGAGAACCGATAAGATAAGAGAAGAGAAGATAAGAGTAGAATTGATAAAACCAGATTCTGTTCCAGAGCAAGTCTGGAACGATTTTATCAAACTTCGCAAAGCAAAGAAAGCACCACTAACACAAACAGCACTCAATGCCATTCAGAACGAAGCGGACAACGCAGGTTGGACGCTGGAGGATGCAATCACCGAATGCGTGAGCAGGGGATGGCAGGGATTTAAAGCCGAATGGGTTTACAAGGCACAAGAGACTTACCAACGGGCTTGCTAATATGAAAAACACACCAATCGCAATCACCGCAGAAAAAGCGGCACTATCGCTAATCGCAATCGATCCAGAGGTTCTACCTCATTTATCGTGGTCAGAAGACCTGTTTGCAATTTCGCAACATAAACTCATCTTCACCGCACTGGAGCGAGTCTACCAGCGGACTGGAAGCACCAACGCACTAGGGGCATTGAGCGACCTAGAGACCACAGGCAAGCTATCCGCTTGTGGAGGGAAGGAAGGAGTGATGGATGTACTCCAGACAATCTTTCTGTCCCCCGGTGCTATGTGCGTGGAAACCGCAGCGGACTACAGATCCCAATTGATCAAAGCAAAGGGGTATCGTGATGCCATCAGGACTTGGGAGGATAACCATGATGATGTTTGCGCTATGAAAGCAGACCTCTCTAGCCTTGCGGAGTCCTTCGCTAATGCAATCGTACCAGAATCGCAATGCAAGGACGTTAAAGCCCATCTAAACGACTTTATGGATGATCTGGAGGACAAGACCCCACTAGAGAACTTCCCCACTGGAATTCCCAAGCTAGACAAACTGCTGGGTGGAGGTGCAAGACGTGGAGAAATGCTAGTGGTAGGAGCGCAGACCTCTGGAGGTAAATCAATCCTGCTTTATCAGGCAGCACTTCAGGCACTGCTTAATGGTAAATCAGTAACTATATTTTCCCTTGAGATGCCAGCGAAAGCAATCCTTCAACGCATAGCTTCCAATCTGCTTGGGAAAACAATACTGCCGTTGCGTGAGATGGAGGGGGTCACAGAGTGGAGGGGGGTTGCATCAGCCAAGGATATCTCAAGCGCAATCGTGCAACTCATGGGAATGAACCTCACGATCCGAGATGATCTTTCCGAGGTGGGAGAAATCGTCGCAGAGGCATCCCGTCTTGCATCACTTGGCAAGGCAGATCTGATCATTGTGGACTACTTACAAATCGTGACCATGCCAACCGCAGACAACCGAGAACAGGCAGTGAGTGAACTATCACGCAGGTTGAAGTTAACTGCACTCAAAACAAAATCCGTGGTGATGACTGCATCACAACTCAACGACGAAGGAGCAGTACGCGAGTCCCGCGCAATCGGTCATCACACTGACTTTCTCGTTATCATCTCTCACCCTGACGAGAAGAAAAAAGAAGCGTCATCATTTAAACGCAAAACAGAAACCCAATCAACTTCGCGTGTACGCATCGACAAGAATCGGCGCGGTCAACGTGACGTATTCGTTCCTGTAAAAATGCGCGGAGAAATTTCTAGATTTGAACAAATCGATGAACACTGATCACCACTTCGACGAGGCTTGCTTTCTACTCGACACCGCAACAGCAATCTGGCAGAGCCGCACCAAATCTAGGTTTGCGGACGCTCAGGAAAAATACGAAAAGGCAAAACAAATCTACGATAAATATTTTTCGCACATCGACGAAAATTCTGTTGACGAGTTTGAGTTTTAACCCTAGATGTAGTGGAGTCAGTCCAATAAATACACCATATCAAATGAAACAACTAAACGTAATCACAATCGAGGCAGACAAGTCTCGCAATGCCAGTGGCACACGGGACTGGGGTAAGTTCCGCATCACATCCAAGTCCTATCTATCCAAAGAAATCATTGAGTCCCTTTGTGGATCTCATGATATGTTTGGTCAATCGTTCACGTTCAATGAGACGAAGGACGAAAATGGATATGTCTACGAAGGAAGCTACGATTGCTGGAGCGACTAGCATAACATTACACTTTCTGCAAACAAATGCAGACTTGGTGGCATCACACCACAAAAACGATGCAATAATATAAACTAACTATAATAATATGGCAGACCAATACGATAACACTAATCGCGGATCACTCTTCAAGAATGACCGCAAGGAACTGGACACTCATCCAGACTACAACGGATCCATCAACGTCGAGGGAACCGATTACTGGCTAAATGGGTGGCTCAAGGAGTCCAAGAAGGATGGTAAAAAGTTCTTTAGCTTGTCAGTCAAGCCAAAGGATCAAGGCGCAACCAAAACCCCTGCAAAGGCCAAATCCGCTCCAGCACGGGCCAAGGATTCGGATGGAGATGACATTCCGTTTTAACTAACACTTTCCTCGCTAGGTTGGGAACTCCCGATCAGCAGGGGACAACGGGGGCAGCGCATCCGAAAAAACGCTGACTAATTTATGAAAACTAAAAAGATTAAATTACAATGGAATGAGTTGTCCATTTTGCGTGAATTTATTTGGAATAATTCAGATCTTTTAAAAGATTATATTGAGAGTCAAGGTTATGATTATTTTATGGCTACGATAATTGAAGATAATATTATTAATTATATTGAAGAAAATTTTTCAAAAGAAATGGATAAAGAAAACTATTTAACGCATGATGAAGCAAAAAAAAGACTCAAAAAATTCATTATTAATAATGAAGAAGTGTTAAGCTATGGATTTGGATTAACTTACTGCAAATAAGTGCATTAATTTCAATAATTAATTTTAAGGGATTGTAGCGGCCACCATGTGGGCTGGTTATCATTTGACCCTGTGAGGTAACTACATAAAACCTCACACCCCATTTTATAAATATATGCACGAAATTATAACAGAAGAGTACTTTGAAGGTCAGGGTTGCACTTGCTATGCCACTAGCGCAAACGAGTGCGGTTGCGAAGGTGCTGACTGGACACCAACTGAGGTTTACAAGTTGCGAGAGGATGCAAAGCAACTGGCGTTAGAACGTGACGAGGCTTTGTCACAGATTGCTCAGGCTGAATGCAGGGCAGAACGATACTGCCAAGAACGTGACGAGGCGCGGGATGCGTTAATGAAAATTGAAGATTTATTTATTGATGGAACAGACATTTACGCGGATCGCGAAAACATGGGAACTATTGCCAGAGAAGCATTGGAGGATGAAAAATGAGTGAACAACCTACACCAGAAACGGATGCGGCATTGTATCCAATGAACGGAGTTGATATTGTTTGGCCCGAATTTGCTCGCAAACTGGAACGCGAGCGCAACGAGGCGCGGGAGGATGCACAAAAATCCAAAGCATATAAAAGGGTATTGAAGGAGACAAATCTTCGGCAAACCGAACGCATACGCTATTTAGAGGGAGCAACGAATCACGCTTGCGGCACTCCGCTTTCCGTAGCTTTGAAAGAACGTGACGAGGCGAGGAATGCTATTGTGGGATGGGAGAACAAATGGAAATGCGCTATTGATATGGCAGCAAGAGCAGAACTTGAACGAGACGAGGCACTAAAGTGCGCTAAAGAATACTATGTGGAATTCATAAGGAATGCTTCCAGCGATAATAAAGTCAGTAAACCCAACCCGCTAAATCCATTTTATAAATATTAATATGAGCGAAACACCATACACCTCCGAGGTTGAACGTCTGAAGGAATGCGACAAGGACTACCGCTCCATTGCCGCACAATTGTCCGTATTCTGCTCCGCTGCTATATTTGCACTACGATCAGCCAACAAGGATCTGGAGGACGCACAGGTCAAATGTGAAATCATCCCTGACCCATTCGCGGCACAGGCTATCGATGATATGTTTGCCCAGTACCTAGAGTCACTACGGGACTACCCTGAGATAATGGCAATAGCACTCAAATTCATACAGCAATCACGATAGACAATGCAACTAACACTCAACCCTGACGAGATCCAGATATGTCAACTCATTGGCAGGATGCGTTCACTCATTGCACGAAGCAATGGAGTCAAGGATGCCAAGATTGGCAACCAAGACGGAGCGGAGGCAGACGTTATCGGAATGATGGCAGAGTATGGTTTCGCAAAGCTAATGAATGTATTCCCTGACCTTGGTCTATCACCAAGGAGCGGATCCGCTGACGGCGTAATGCCAAGCGGCAATAGATACGACATCAAAGCATCAAAGCATCCACACGCTCGCTTGCTGTCCACGCTAAAGGTAAACCCAGACGTTGATGTGTACGTCCTGTGTGTTGTGGACGCTCCATCACTCGACTTCGTTGGTTGGGCATGGCAAGAAGACCTCATCAAAGCAGAGAACATAATCAACCTTGGTCACGGAGAAGGCTACGCATTAGATCAAGATAAACTAAAACAATTTTAAACAACCAAATGAAAACATACCTAGCAAAATGGCCCGATGGCACAATATCAGTACTACAAGCAAAAAACATGATAGATTTGTTCTGGGATCTCGACATGGAGGCAAACCCATTGTCTGCCAAACTATATGAGCTTCCAAAACGATTTCAACTTACAACCATCATAAAAGATGGGGAAATCGAAACGGATGAAATCTTCGTAAGAACAAAATACAAGGATCTGAAAGAGATTTTCTTTCCATCAACCATTGTTGATGATGCACACAACCAAATCATAAACGCAGGAATACAAGCAAAAGTTTTGATTGAGCTAGATAAGGTATAAATCCACACAATCATGTACAACTATACCCGATATGAACTTGATTGAAGAAGAAAAGTTTGAACAACTGGATTCGTTTATAAACCAATTGCCAGAGAAACTAAAAACGGCACTAACGCTTTATTATGGACTTAATGATGGAAACCACAGGTCATTCAACCAAGTTAGCAAACTCATTAACAAAAGCCTCGAAAGCGCAAGACAACAAACCAAGACGGCAGAAAGATTGCTTCGTGGTAAATACTCTAGAATCGGAATGCTATGAACTGGACAACTGAACAACTCAAAGAGAAAAGATACACCCTCGCACCTGACGGACACTACTACTATGCAGACAACTATAAACCTCCATCTAGACGGCTACTTGACACCCTCACTCAACACGCTCCTAAACGCTCACTGGTCAAAGTACCAAAAGCAAAAGAACCTAGCGAGGACTGCACTGCTAAGTGCAATCCGAAGTACACTCTCGCACTTACAAGATTCTCAACCAAGACTCTCGACGTTGATAACCTTGCTGGCGGATGCAAACCTCTCATTGACCAAATCCGCTACTCCAAACTCATCCCAGACGATAACCCCGAAAGCGTCGAAATCACGTTCTCGCAAGTCAAAGTCAAAACCCAAGCCGAACAACGAACTGAAGTCAGGATTACCAAAGCGTAAAACCAAGCAACCATATGAGCTTTAAACCATCCAAGAAAATGGGTAGACCACCAGAGTATAACGAAGAACTCGCAGAGGAAATCTGTGAACGACTCGCAATGGGCCAAACACTCTCATCCATCTGTAACCTTGAAGGTATGCCAAACTACTCAACAGTATGGAGATGGGAATGCTCAAACGAGGACTTTCGCAACAAATCTCATATCTCACGAAAAATAGGTACTCACGCAATCGCTGATGACTGCATAAGAATAGCTGATGATCCAATGCTCGATGCTCAGGAGAAGAGGGTCAGAATTGACACTCGTATCCGTCTGTTAGGTAAATGGAACGCACGTCAGTACGGCGATAAAATCGAAATCGAATCGACACAAGCAAAGCCACTCAACGTCACATTCACAATAGGTGATCGCAATGCAGAACCCATAGATCTAATTCAGGGGCGAGATCCTCAACCAGTGCAACAACTGATCGAGCCGCAGATCGAAGCGGAGGCGCAAGAGGACTTGTGATAGCGAACGATTTGCCAACGCAGTATAACCACGAAATCGCCAATCCTGTCGATAATAATCACCATATAGTGGTAACTATTTTCAAATACCCCATATCTAGGGTTAAATCATAAATGGTCAAATTATGCCCCAAATGCAGTTCTACGACCCATGTGATGGAGTGCCGTGACTTCGGCAATCGATTTTCGAGACGTAGATACTGCGATAACCAGAAGTGCCTCCACAGATACTCAACATACGAAGTGAGCGCACAAGACTATTACAATTTGAAACAAGTCAATAACATGAAAGCGAAACTAACCGAGATCTTAGAGAACCTATGAAAGCGCATGAGATAACACCAGAGATGCGTATAATTCAGCAACAAAAGCAGTATATTAGAGAATTGCGGCAAATCATCCACGAATTGCAGCATGACGTAAACAAACAGAAGTCGTTGATTAACAAGCTGAAAAGTAAGGAAAATAATCAATAACTTCACATAACAGCAGTAGTACATAATGAAAACAGAAAAAATGAGATTCCATGCACTGGGGCTTCCACACACAGTTACAAGCAAAGAGTTTAATGCCTGTGCCTACACGCAGAAGGTAGTCAAATTCGGCAAAATGATGACAGACAGAGGCCATGAAGTCATCCATTATGGCCATGAGGACAGCGACCTTCAATGTACCGAACACGTCAGCGTCCTGACTAATGAAGACTTCGCTAAGAGCTATGGCAGTCATGACTGGCGCAAGACGTTCTTCAAGTTCAACACCGAGGATCACGCATATCAGACGTTCTACGCCAACGCCATTCGGGAGGTAGGCAAGCGCAAGCAGAAGAATGACTTCATCCTGCCGTTCTGGGGATCTGGAGTCAGACCCATCTGCGATGCCCATCCAGACCTAATCTGCGTTGAGCCGGGGATTGGGTATGCGGGTGGGCATTGGGCGCGGTGGAAGGTATGGGAGAGCTATGCCATCTACCATGCTCATTGTGGCATGGGTGCTGTTGGGCAGTGCCAGCAAGATAACTATTCCGTGGTGATACCTAACTACTTCGACATCGATGACTTCACATTCAATGACCAAAAGGAGGATTACTTCCTGTACTTAGGCAGGGTCTACTCTGGCAAGGGTGTTGATATCGCCATCGATGCAACGCGCAGAGCAGGAGTGAAACTGGTTGTAGCGGGTCAGAAGGAAGCAGGGTATACATTTCCACCCCATGTCGAATATGTGGGCTACGCTGACGTTCCTAAGCGCAAGGAACTCATGTCTAAAGCTAGGGCATCCTTCCTGCCTAGCCAATACGTCGAACCATTCGGAGGAGTACAAATCGAGAACCTATTGAGCGGAACACCAACCATCACCAGCGATTGGGGATCCTTTGCAGAGAACAACCTGCATGGCGTAACTGGGTATCGGTGTCGAACGATGGGTGACTACGTCGATGCAATCAACAACATTGACAAGATCAAGCCAGCGGACTGCCGTGCATTCGGAGAGAACTTTACGCTTGAGAAGGTTGCACCGAGGTACGAGAAGTATTTCCAAGATGTACTTGACGTACACAACGGAGCAGGGTGGTACGCTGAAGGGAACGGAATCGATGCAATGACAATGACTTACCCATCCAATGACTAACGAAACAACAGAAGAGAAGCTAGACAAGATAACCAAGGAGCGTGACCAGTGGAGGGACTGCGCTAACAAGTTGGTTGATTCATCAGGTTGGCATGACTTGTGGCCCCAAGCGGTGGCACGTTATCGCAAGCTGAAGGAGGAACTAAAATGAGTGACTACACGTTTGAATCGCAATACTGGGGAGACTGCTGTAACACGTTCGATGAAGACCAGAAGCACTACGTCTATGGCAGGTTCATGGGACTGCATCAGGTTGGCTATGGGTTCAGCTTGTCAGGCAAGTCAGTGATCGACATAGGTGGTGGCCCAACGTCAATGCTGCTAAAATCAAAAGGTCTTGGCAGGGCATTGGTAGTGGATCCGCTCCAGTATCCGCAGTGGACTTACGCTAGGTACGATGCTCACGGAGTGGAGTGTCTGGTGATGCGAGGCGAGGACGTGGTAGAGGAATGGTTTGACGAGTGCTGGATTTACAACTGTCTCCAGCATACGGATGACCCTGCGCTAATCATCCGCAACGCATTGCGAGCAGCTAAGGTGCTTCGCATATTTGAATGGGTTGATATCGAACCACATGAAGGTCATCCTCAGATGATCACAAAAAAGATGCTTGACGAAAGCATAGGTAGTGAGGGAAAGTTAGTCCACCTATCCGAAGCTGGTTGCTTCGGCTTGGCATACTTTAACATACATACAAAATGAAATTAACTACACCATACGAGCAGTTTGTGCAGTCCATTGTAAAGTCGGGGCATGATATACTTGTCCAGCTAACACCTCTTCAAGCATCCCTCCTCCACATGGCAGCGGGAGTCAGCGGTGAAGCGGGTGAGTTGCTGGATTCGGTCAAGAAACATTGCGTGTATCAGAAGCAACTAGACATCAACAACGTGATTGAAGAAGCAGGAGACATACTGTTCTACCTGACTGGTTTACTTAACGAGTTAGGTCTAACGATCAACGATTGCATGGAAGCTAATGTTGCGAAGTTGTCGAAGAGGTATCCTCAACACCAGTATAGCAACGAAGCGGCAATTGCACGGGCAGACAAGCTGGATGTGATCGAGGAACCAGTTGTGTTGAAGGACGATGATGACTTGGCAGATATTAAAGTGGAGCGGGTGTGCCAAGTTGAAGATCCAGAATGTGAGTCCTGCCAATAAGGTGTCATATATGGGATATATCATAGGCTATATCGTGTTAGCGGTCATTATATTGTATGTTGTGTACGATGGAATGAAGGGCTTCGACGAGTGAATACTCTGGAACACTACATTGAATACAAGAAACTTAACGCAACCAAGGTAATGAACGCACTGCAACTGAACGGAATCATATCTGACGAGTGTATCTTTCCAGACGAGGTAAGAGACTCTGGTCAAGCAGTCTACTGGTTGGAAGACCACATGGGAGAAATAAATAGATCATGAACTGGGACGAATATGCATTGTCGATAGCTGAAGTTGTTGCCAAGAAGAGCAAAGACCCGTGGAGGCAGGTTGGTGCTGTGTTGTTGCGGCATGACAACACTGTTGCGGCTTGCGGGTACAACGGATTCCCACCGCACATGGAGGAAGACTGGACTGACAGGGACAAGCGTAGGAATTACGTTGTCCATGCAGAGCAGAACGCATTGCGCCATGTTAAACCATTAGAGTGTTACCTACTAGCATCAACAACATTGCCGTGTAACAACTGCTTGAAATCGCTTGCATCGTATGGCATCAAGAGGATAGTCTATCGGGAGACGTATCCCACGGACGAATCGACCACCATGCT